CTCACAGGCAGTTGGGATGAGTGGCCTAACAATATTTGGGCGCCTGCATTCGCAAGATGCAGATTCGCCGTGGACAAAACTGTGTCATTTAAACTAGGCACAGTGCTTACATTGAATGGAGTGTTCACAACCGCAGAAAATTCTGCATTTAACCAACCAGCACAGGCAGACTTACAAGCTGTATTCTCTAGCAGTCCTACAGCACAAGGTATTATAGATCAAGGCTCTGCTATGACATCAACTTTTAACACCACTGCTTTGGCCAATAACATCTACGATGCTTTGGCACAGTTTAATGGTGTATTATCCGCTGAATTACTTGCAAATATAATCTATGCCAACATATTTGCCACACCAGCATCACAGTTTTCTCTGTCATTACAACCCACATTTAAACCAGGTGGTGAAGCTGATTGGACTGCGGCATTTGAACTATTAGACAAATTGGGCAATATGATCTACGATGCTGATGCTGGATTATCAGCATTTAACTTTGTTATATCCGCGGGTCGCCTACAAACACAAGCGGATCCATACAATATTGCCAACGTTTTACAAGAAACTCGTAACATATTAATTGCTATGGAAAATTGTAAGTACATTATTCCACAGGAGATTAGATTAAATACAATCAAAGCAGAAACAAGAAATATTCTTGTGCCTGACGAAACAAGAAAATTTAAGTTAAAGGTAGCACCAATGACTAATAGATTTACAACACCAAAAGTAAGGTCATCCATATAATGTCAGATTTAACAGGATTCAAAAGAGACAACGAGGGATTGTACATAGAAAAAGATCCTTCTTCTAACATAAAATATGGATTGAATTTTACAGATTACCTACAGACAAGTGACAGTTTAGGCACAGCCACAGTCACAATAGAAACCATATCAGGTGACTCAGCACCCTTGGCATTGCCCACTGATGCAAACACAGATGTTAGTATCACAGGAGGTTTGGTTAATATAAGATTAGAAGGCGGCACAGTCAACAACATCTACACGGTTAAATGCACAGTGGTTACAGCAGATGGTGACACAGATGCTCGTTCATTTAGAATTATAATCAAGGAGAAAGTGCTGTAATGGATGTTCAAAAGAAATCATACAAACTAGATCACGATTTAATTTTTAAATTAGCCACTATTCATTGTACGTTTCAAGAGATTGCTGAGATTGTGGGTACTTCTGTAACCACGTTAGAAAAAAGATTTAAAAACCTAATAGAAAAAGGTCGTTCAGAAGGTAAGAAATCATTGAGAAGAGCACAATTTGAAAAGGCTATACAGGGCGATGTTCGTATGCAGATGTGGTTGGGTCGTCAGTGGCTTAATCAACAGGATGCTCCCACAGATGAAGCCAACACTGCTCCTCTGCCTTGGGATTCAGAAAATTAGAGCAGTTATAATATCTTATAATTACTATTAATGAAATTATCAGATCCCCAACGCACCGTTGCAGAAGATCCAACTCGTTTTAGAGTGTGTGTTTCAGGGCGTAGGTTTGGTAAAACCACATTAGCCATCAGAGAGTTATGTTACACAGCAAGAATACCTGGCAAAGTTTGCTGGTACTGTGCTCCATCCTATAGACAAGCAAAATCCATAGCTTGGATAAAATTAAAACAAATATTAAAAGACCTTCGTTGGATATCTAGAATCAATGAAGCAGAACTAACTGTGGTGTTAAAAAACGGTTCAAGGATCTGCCTTAGAGGTGCTGATAATCCAGATTCACTGCGTGGAGTGGGTATTGATTTTTTAGTGTTGGATGAGTGTGCTGATATTCAAGAGAGTGCTTGGACAGAAGTGCTTCGCCCTACTCTGGCAGACACTAAAGGCAACGCACTGTTCATAGGCACTCCCAAAGGGATGAACTGGTTTTACGATCTCTATCAGAGGGGTCAGGATGATACAGAGGCGGAGTGGGCCTCATATTCTTATACCACATTAGAAGGCGGTTGGGTAGATGAAAAAGAAATAGAACAATCCAAACGAGATCTAGACGCAAAAACTTTTCGTCAGGAGTATGAAGCCACGTGGGAAACCTATTCAGGCATTATCTACTACGGTTTTGACATTAAACACAATGTATCATTGACACCTGAGCCTTTAGATAATAATATTTTACATATAGGAGTAGATTTTAACTTGGATCCAATGTCAGCCATAGTTTCTTACATCAAAGATAACAAGGTGTGTGTTATAGATGAAATACAGATATGGAGTTCTAACACAGATGAGTTGTGTGAGGAAATACATCGTAGATATAGAAATAAAAAAATATTCGTGTACCCAGATCCATCTGCCAAAGCCCGTAAGACATCAGCAGGTGGTAGAACAGATTTATCCATACTACAAAACGCAGGGTTCTTGCCTAAGGTTATGCCACGCCATATGGCCATCAGAGACAGGGTAAATTCTGTAAATGCAAAATTCTGCTCAGCATCAGGTGAAAGAGGCATATATATTCATCCTAAGTGTAAGAATCTGTTAAATAGTGTAGCAAAACAGATTTACAAAGAAGGAACCGTTCTGCCAGACAAAACGCAAGGATTTGATCATATGAATGATGCTTTAGGTTATCTTATTTCTTTTTTATATCCAATTAAAACATTCTATGAAACAACCCCTACAGAGAGATTTATAGTTAAAACAGGAGCAACACGATAATGGCTGACATTAAAGGATTAATAGGTAGTAATAATATGATTTCAGGGTCTTCTTTAGGATTGCCTGTGCATAACGATTACAACAATTATATAAATCAATGGAGATTTTTAATCCGTTCTTATCTAGGATCAACTGAGTATAAAAAAGGAATGTATCTAAAAAGATACACTTATGAAACTGAAAGTGACTACCTAACTAGATTAGATCACGCAGTGGTTGATAATCACGTTAAAAGTTGTGTGCATATCTACAATTCATTCTTATATAGACAAACACCAGAAAGAGATTTTGGCTCACTGGGATATACACCAGAATTAACACAGTTCTTATATGATGCTGATATGGAAGGCAGAACTTGGAATTCATTTATGAGAGATGTTAATATTCTTTCATCTGTCTATGGCAATCTGTGGGTACTTGTGGATCGTCCAGACACAGTGGTAGGCACACGAGCAGAAGAATTAGGATTAGGCATTAGACCATATGTTACAATGTACACTCCAGAGAACGTGTTAGATTGGAAATATATTAGACAGTCTAGCGGACATTACGAACTAGAAATGATTAAGTTTCTTGAACAGGATGATAGAGCAGAACGATTATCAGATGTGTATTACGTAAGAACTTGGACTAAAAACTCAATCAAATTAGAATCTTATAAAGTAAATTCAAAAGAACCTTTTTCTTTAGTTGAAGAAAAAGTTAATGTCTTGGGACAGATACCAGCAGTGTGTGTGTATGCTAACAGAGGACCTGTTAAAGGCATAGGTGTTTCTGATGTGGCTGACATAGCATATGCTCAAAGATTTATTCATCAATTGTATTCTGAAGCAGATCAACTTATTACATTATCCAATGCACCATCATTGGTAAAAACTGCATCTACTAATGCTTCAGCAGGTGCTGGTGCAATTATTTCAATGCCAGAAGATTTAGATCCAAATTTAAAACCGTATCTATTACAACCATCAGGTGGTAACCTTGAATCTATTCTATCCACCATCAGAGAAACCATTCAAGCCATAGATAAAATGGCACATCTAGGAGCAATCCGTGCTATTGAAACACGACAGATGTCAGGTGTAGCAATGGCCTCAGAATTTTTATTATTAGATGCAAAATTATCAGAGAAGGCTCGTAATTTAGAATTAGCAGAAGAGCAAATATTTAGATTGTTTGCACTGTGGCAAGGACAACCGTTTGATGGAGAAATAAAATATCCAGAAGCGTTCCATATCAGAGACAAAAACTTAGATATAGACATACTTAAAAAAGCGGCAGATACCAATCCACAAGATCCTCGTGTAAGAGCGGCTATTGATATGAAAATATTGGATCTATTAGATCTAGATGAAAATGAATTAAAAGCCATTGCAGATCCAAGAATAGTAGATTTAAAAACAATTCAAGAGAGTTATAATTATCAAGAGTTTCAACCACACAATATGACTGATCCTGTCACAGGTGAAACAAGAACAATTACTACCAGAGAAGAACACGTGGTACTTGCTAATCAAGGTTGGATCCATTTAAACACTAACCAATAGGCAATACTGATATGAAAAAACCTTATAAACCAAAACCAAAGCCTAAAAAGAAATACTAATATAATTATGTGTCCTAAATGCGAACAAAACAACACTACATTGATGTGGATGGAAAGCGGCAACCGTATGGTGTGTCTTCCGTGTGCTACAGGACGAAGAGAAGAACAAAACCGCATAGAATCAAAATGGATCAAAGATAATGACGCCGCACTTATTTCACCACCATCTTCTCGTTAGAGCAGAGGTAGCATCACCCCCGTTAAAAGATTTTGATTTAGAATCAGAACTAAAAAGTCTTGTTCAACATATTAATATGCGAATACTGTCAGGGCCACACACTGTGTACTGTCCTGTACAGGGCAACGAAGGTTGGAGTGGCACTGTAATAATTGAGACATCATCTATCACATTCCATTCTTGGTTAGAAACAAATTATCCTGTGATACAGTTGGATGTGTATTCTTGTAAAAACTTTGAAATTAACACAGTGTTGGATTGGCTGGCACAGTTTGAACCAGAGAAGGTAGATTACAAATTCTTAGACAGAGAACACGCATTTACAGAAATATTAACTCATCATATATCAGCCAAAGTGGCCAATGAATCGTAAAATATATAGACTGCCAGAGGAAACTGCTAGACACAGGCAAATGAAAACACTGTGTTTACATTATTTTACTGCGTTTGATAATTTAATGAGACACCCATCAGCCTTGTATGCTTTTAGAGCGAGAAAAGCCTGTACTGTGCTAAAGAAAGTGGTACACGAACGAGGATTAGAATTATTAGAATTATACTCTGTTGAGCGTAATGAGGGAAGAAAGGCTATATTTCCAATTAAATATAGAAAACACAAGACAAACAACCTCTCAACCAATGGGAAGAATAACTAGCAAAGATGTTTATGCATGGATTGAACAGGCGGCTGGCGAAACAGATTCTAATACTGGAGAAGCATTCTGCTCGTATGCGAAAGCAACTGTTAAAACAAAAACGATCCACGTTGTGCCTGCAGAATTTAATATTATACATCAAATTAATCACTGTGGTTCTATCTTTGATGCTCTTGCTGTACAGTGTGTCATCCTCTATATTCAGTATAAGATAACTGAATCCAAATTAAAACAACAGTGTGCTCAAGCACAAACACTCAATCCCAATTACAGCATACATTATCAATATCCTCATCTAGATCGTCCCCACGTGTTTCAAAAAGCACCTTTAATTTTTATAAAACCGCATTAAACAGCAGTATGTTTAGATTGTGCTAAATAATCAGTCAGTGGGAAATCCAACCCACGTATAATAAAAGGAGCAACACACGATGAGTGATAATTCATTGAATGACACTAACTTAGATGCTACTGTGGCAACTAGTGAAGTCTCTAAAAATAATCCATCACAGGCGAGCGTGGAAAATCAACCCACGAAAGTTTATACACAAGTAGAACTAGATACTATTGCGGCAGAAGTAAGACGGAAAACTGAAGCAAAGTTTGAAAAGAAGTTCTCTAGTATAGATGTTGAGAAATACCAGTCTTTAGTAGCCAAGGAAGAATCTGAAAAGATATCCAAAGCCAAAGAGAAGTCAGAGTTTGAGAAACTGTTGAAGGAAAATGCTGATAAATTTACCAGCAAGGTCGCAACACTAACTTCTGAACTAACAAAGATCAAAGTGGATGGGGCTTTAATTAGTGCCGCTTCTACCAAGAGAGCAGTAAATCCAGACCAAGTCGCAAGATTAGTCAGGGATAGTGTGAAAATGTTAGAATCAGGAGAAGTAGAAGTGATTGATCCTAAAACAGGACAGACCAGATACACTGAAAATGGAATCCCGCTAACAGTAGATGGATTAGTATCAGAATTTCTTAATACCAATCCCCACTTTGTATCAGCAGGCCAACCAGGAGGTGGGTCTAAGTCTAATACCAACACTACAGGTGTTTCTAAAGTTGATGTTAACGCACTGGACATGAAAAATCCAGAGCACAGAAAAGTCTATGCTGAGTTTCGTAAGAAACAAGGATTTTAGATTTTAATTTAACTTAAACAAGGAGACCATTACAATGGCAAACACTACACTTACATCATTGAATGATCTGATATCACCCATCGTCCAAGAGGCGATGTTCGTAGCATCAGAAACTTCAATTATGCCAGGACTTGTGAAAAATTTCACAGTCCCAGCAAACTCAGGTAAGGTATTACAAGTACCTATCTATGGAACAGAATCAGCAATCACAGTAGCTGAAGCAACAGACCTTGCAGGCGGATCAGGAGATATTTCCGTATCTACAGGCGTTGCTAACATCACATTATCAGAAGCAGGAATTATGACTCTTGTAACTGATATGGCAAGAAACCACGCAGTATCCAACGTTATCGCAGACTTGGGTAAATTGTTTGGTGAAGCGATTGCAAAAAAACACGATCAAACATTAACTGCTTTATTCTCATCTTTCACAGCCTCAATTGGTGCTGGTGGGGATGAAATAACAGTTGCTGATTTGTTTAAAGCATACGCAACATTGAAACAAGCGGCAGTACCAGGACCATACTTTGGTGTGTTCTCACCGTCTGCTATCTACAATGTGAAGAAAGGCTTAACCAACAGTTTTGTTAATCCAAACGCTTCAAACGTTGTTAATCAAGCGATGAGTGAAGGCTACATTGGAAGAATCGCAGGTATTGATATCTACGAATCTGCTAACGTGGTTGAAACTTCAGCTGGATCAGTTACTAACGCTGTCTTCTCAAGAGACGCATTAGGACTTGCAGTTGGCACTTCTTTAAAAATTGCTACTCAAAGAGATGAATCTTTGAGAGGCGACGAAGTGGTTGCTACATCAGTATTTGGCGCGGCAATATTGCACGACACTTACGGAATCAAAATCCTAGGAGATAACCAAATTAACTAATCATTAATTTGTTATTTTAAAAATTGGGGGGGTAGAAATATCCCCCTTTTTTTATGAGTTCTAAATCTAACACTCTGCGGGACTTTTAATATCTACTTTTTTCCAAAAATCTTTTATTGTGTTTCTTTTGCTCATACCTAAATTATAACAGCATTTTCCCGTTGTGTAAATAGTGATATGAACATTTGTTGGTTTAACGGACCCTCTGCAGAACTCCTTGCCTATGTACTGCCTCCACAGGATCTAGAGCTGGGCTGTAATCATTTTCAAACCGTTCGTCCAGTCCACTATATTTGTGCATACGATCAACAAGTGGTAGAATCCATTAAAAGAGATCCTTCTATAGGCTATTATACCAGAGCAGAACACGCTTCTCTGCCGTACTGGAAACCAGTGACAGACCCGTTGGTTAGAGGCATTAATTCTGGATTACTGTCTGTGATTGTGGCCACACATATGAGCAAGGATCCTATCTTTATTCTAGGCTGTGATTGGGGTTTATCTGTGGGATCTATATTCAAATATAAGATGCTTTCCCACAGAAAATACACCAATGCAATGCGTAATGTATTAAAAAAATTGTCAGAAAGAAATCTTATATTTGTAGTCAATGACGCTGTGCCTGATGTGCCCGTGCCCGTTATAAAAACAGCAGAGTTTTTAACAATCCTTAACAATAACCGCTAAATAACATTACCAAGAGTAGGACTCTTGTGATAATTTAAAAGAAGGACTTTTACAATGGCAACATTTGCTACTGACAGCGATATTCTCCAATACGAACCAGATATAAAAAACTATGGTATACAAGAATATTCCGCAGAACACGAACACACATACGACGACCTAATCAGACTACTGAATATAAAATGGTTCCCTACTACAGATTTTAATACGTACAATATCTCAGTAGTGGGTGGTGCAACTAAACTTACTGCAAGTAAATTAGATGCTAACCAATTTATAAGGGCCGCGGTGTATCACGTTTTAGCTTATTACATTTACCCAAAGCTATCTTCATTCTCACCTGATGGTGATATTTTTAGAGAGAAGATGAATTATTACAAGGGAAAATTTGAAGAAGAATTTGATCTTATTGTAAGAGTGGGTGTAAGTTATGATATGGATTCATCAGGCACTTATGAAGACGGTGAAAAACAAACATTTTATTCAGGTAGATTGATTAGATAATGTCAGCACGAGAAAACGTAGCAAAAAATCTAGTATCGCAATTACAGAATATGAGCGAACCCACGCCTGGATTAGTTTCCAGAGTTTTCTTTGATGTACAAAAATTAGCTATCACACAGTTTCCAGCGATTCTTATAGTCACCAGCAACGAGGTCAGGCAGGATATCGCAACCACCCTAAGACAAGGTACCATTCAATATCAATTAAAGTGTTATGTAAGAGGAACTGAAATAGATACTCTTAGAAATGAGATTATTGAACGAGTTGAAGAAACGCTGGAAACTGATAGAAGCAGAGATGTTACATTAAATTCAGAAAATATTCACTGTGTAAGCACCACTGTATCCAGCATAGAAGTGGTTGAAAGAGAACTACCGTTGGGTGAAGTTGTAGTAAATGTGGATGTAACCTATAGACATAAAAAAGGAGTTTTATAATATGCCAATGCAAATGTGGAAAGATAAAGTTTCAGAGATCGTGGATAATAAAAATATTATTCAACGACTGAAAGATGGTTGGGCTTTTAAACCATCAGCAAATACATTTAAATCTGTAAAGGGAAAACGAGAAAAAGTTTCTGTAACAGAAGTAAATGTGATTAACCCAACAACGGATCTTGATAGCCCTGAAGATCTAAACAACAAGGAGTAATACTATGGCTTATGCAGGTACAATAGTTACAGGCGAAAGTGGAGTAGTTAAAATAGCGACATTAGCGGTGGCCTCAGTCAGATCATTCACAATTGATTCTGAACAAGCAACCGTTGAAACAACCGCAATGGGATCTGATGGATCAAGATCATATCTACCTTCTTTGAATCAATTTTCTGGTTCAATGGATGTATATTATGATGATGATGATGCTGGACAAGTTGCGTCAATAACAAACATCCAAGCGACAGGTTCTGCCCCAGTGGCGGTGGAGTTATACCCGTCAGGAGAAACTACAGGTGCAAAATTATCAGGCAACATCATTGTTACTGGTCATTCCATCACAAGTTCTATGGACGGTGTTGTTGAAGCTTCAATAACTTTCCAAGGAACAGGGGCATTAACAGTAGCGGCGGCATCATAATATTGAATGATTAGCATCTCTGTTAAATTTGACAGTAAAAAGGTAATCACTGCACTATCAAATGATGTAGAGCAAATGGTTCGCCAGATATCTCAGGATCTTTTTGACACAATCAAAAGATTCACACCAGTGCGTTCTGGTCGTGCCAAGAGATCGTGGAGGTTACGTAAAGATAGAAAATTCAGTTATGAAGTTTCCAATCACGTGCCTTACATTGATCGTTTGGACCAGGGATATTCAAAACAAGCACGGGGTGGCATAACACGACCAGCCACAACGGAAGTGCTCAATAGAGCAAGAAGGAGATTCAGATAATGTCTGAAACAATTAAGAAAATACAAAGCCATTACGCATCAGCGATTAGTGGTGATTTAATGAAATATCACTGTAAAGAATGGAACAGTGATCTTTACTACAGAAAAACTTATCCATTCAAAGAAGAGGCCAAAGTGATTGAATTACAATCGCAAGGCAAAACAGTAGAAGCACTGTGTCAGGCTCTTGTCAATAAAGCGAGAGACAAAAATGGTAACAAACTGTTTAGTCAACACGATATTGTAACACTAATGAACGAAGCAGATCCTGCAGTTATCATAATGGTAGCGAGCGTAATTAATTCAGGAATGCCCAACGTTTCAATAGAGGATATCGCAAAGGAATAGAGTCCAGTGCTGAGTTAAGACTCATTATGATGGTTGCTGATAGGCTTGGTAAAAGCATATCAGAAGTAATGGAGTTTTCAACACTGGAGATTAATATGTGGGCCGCATATTTAAAATTAGAACAAGACCATCAGAAGAAAACGATGAAAAAAACGAGGAAATAAAATGGCCGCAGGTAATATAGATCTAAATGTTGTTGTACGAGGTCAGCAACAATTAGACAGTTTAAACAACAAAATAAACAAGGCTCAAAAATCTTCTATGAATTTGGGCAGAGCGGCAAAATATGCGGCGACTGCGTTGGCGGCTTTTGCAACAGGCGTTGTTGTAAAGAGTATTATATCTAATATAAGAGCCTTTGAAGATCTTAAGGCCACGATGTTAACCATTCAAGGTGATGCAGAGTCTGCCGCGGGTGCTTTTCAACTAGTTACTAAATTTACAGAAGGCACTACATTCTCATTACAGGACGTATCTAAAGGTTTTATCACACTGAGAAATGCTGGATTGTATCCTACTATAGATACTATGACAGAATTAGGAAACATTGCCGCAGGTATGGGCCAGGATTTCCAAGATGTAGCACGAGCAGTTTTTAATGCTACCACAGGTGAATTTGAGATGCTCAAACAGTTGGGTATCAAAGTCAAAGTTGAAGGTGATAACATAACTGCTTCTTTCAGGGGTGTTGAAACCACAATGAAAAAAGATGCTGACAGCATCGTAGCATATATGCGGGCTATAGGAAAAGGTGATTTTGCTGGGGCTCTTGAAGCCAGAGCTAAAACACTTTCAGGTGCTATAGTGAACGTTGGAGATGCGTTTGGCACCTTATCAATGAAGTTGGGTGAAGGAGGACTTACCACAGCACTCACAGACATTACCAGAGATTTTACCAAATGGATATACACCAATGAAGAATTAATTAAACAATTTGGTGGCGAACTTGGAGATGCAATAAAATTCACTATTAAAAATATTGATGGTTTAGCATTCGCTACCACGGCTCTGTTTGCTATATGGGGTAAATCTCCAATTGGTAGAATTACGGCTGGAATTACTGCAGTGGGTATTGCCACAAAAAGAGCCTACGATGATATTCAAAAAAACTTTCCACAAGCATCCAAAGCAATAGGAGATGGTGTTAATAAAGTTAAAGCCGCAATTTTTGGCACAGAAGATGTGTTTGATGATTTTGCATCAGCTGGCGTTCAGGCTGGCAAGGCAGTGGTCAATGCTTATGAGGCCCAAGCGGCGGGGGCTACCAAAGCCAAAGTAGAGGCGGCGGCGTTATCAGCAGAAATAAAAAAACTTAAAGATTCTTTACCACTATTAGAAGCAAACGCACAAGCGGCTATTGATGCTCTGTCGTTTAATGATGTTATATTAGGATTAGAAAAATCCATGGAGGGATTCAATCTTGCCATAGCACAGATAGAGGTGTTTGCTGATGTCTTTAAAGCGTTTGGAACCACTGCATCATCAGAATTAACAGATGTAATAATGGGAGTTAAAACATTAGATCAGGCGTTGGGTAACATTGTTAACGCCACGTTAAAAGCATTGATACAAGGATTAATCAATTTAGGTATCACAGTGTTTGTGTTAGAGCCGTTGGCAAAATGGTTAAGAGAACAAATCAACAGTCAGAAAAAACTTAATTCAGAATTAAAAACTGAGATTGCATTAAGAACCATCCTTGCATTCTTTGGAGGAGGTGGTGGTGGTGGCATACCGTTCTTTGCTGATGGTGGAAGTATTGGTGCCAGCCAACCAGCCATTGTGGGAGAAAGAGGACCAGAATTATTTGTACCCAACAGCAGTGGAAGAATAATCAGCAACAGCGATTTAGGCAGTGGTGATTATGCTGATACAACTCCTGTGTCGTCAGGCTCAGTCAATGTTACATTCAACATTAACACAATAGATTCCAGTGACTTTAACGAGTTGCTAACTACAAGACAGGAAATGATTATTGGATTAATCAATAAAGGGTTGGCAGAACGAGGTAAAAGGAGTATAACAGCATAATGTCAGGATCATTTACATCTACAGCAGGTTTTACAACATTAGAATTTATTTCTAATCAAAATACCAGAATATCAGAAGCAGTATCTGGTAAAACACAGAGAATAAAAGTAGGAGGACAATATTGGATATTGACGTTAAAATCACCGCCAATGAGCAAACAAAATTTTATGGCGGATTATTCATTTTTAATACAGCAGGGTGGATCATATGATTCATTCACTGTGGTACCACCCAACATTGGATCCACGCAAGGCACTGCCACAGACGTCAGCACAGTTACACAAACCTATGGAGCAGGCAGTCTTTCAGTGAGAGCTAATGGAGCTGATGGCACACTTAAAAAGGGCGATCTTATTAAGTTTTCCAATCACAACAAGGTGTATATGCTGACAGCAGATGTGGATATGGATGCTTCATCAGAAGATACCATTGCTTTTTATCCTGCCTTGAATGTTACAGTTAATAATACTACCACAATAATATACAACGATGTACCAATAACAGTGTTTATAGATTCTACTCAACAAAAATTTAGCACACAGACAGATGGTTATTATAGATATGATATTACTCTTAGAGAGGAAATCTAATGCCGCGAGAACTACCGTCAACGTTACAGACCAAATTAGCAGATACAAAAATATTTGTTGCTGATCTAATTGAGTTACATTTTAATACTCCACTATATCTTACATCTACAAATATTAACATATCTTGGGATTCTCCATCAGCACCAGATGCTGGTACTAACATTTATTTGGCACAAGGACAATTTTTAGACATTAATGCAATTAATGAGTCATCAGATCTAAGAGTAGGACAAATAGATATGAGGTTTTCTGCCGTGGATACATCCACACTGTCGTATCTATTAAGCAATGATTATATCAATAAAAGAGTGGTGTTGTATAGAGCAGTATTAAATGACAATTATACTTTTACAGCAGACGATGTATGGACTATATTTGATGGTAGAATCGTAAATTATTCTATCACAGAAGACAACAGCACAGCATTTGTTACCATATCTGTGGCATCACAGTTTGCTGATTTTGAAAGAACCAATGGTAGAAGAACCAATCCTGCATCACAGAACAGAGAGTTTCCCTCAGACAAGGGAATGGATTTTTCAGCACAAATAGTCAAGGACATCAAATGGGGCAGAGGGTAATGGAAATTAATTCATTTAAAATCAGAGACTTTAATTCAATTTGTAACATATTTTGCTCTGTTCTACAGGATCATCCTATGACTGAACAAGAGTTAAACATATCTTTAAAAAATACTCTTTCTGGTGGTGGCAGTCACACTTATTGTTTTTTTGATAATGGTCAATTGATTGGGTTTGTTATTTTAGCACCAGGTAAACTGTTTTATGAAAAAAAATATAAAACTGTCATTGATTTTATCTATCTACCTGAAAGTCATTGCAATGCCAACAATTTAAATCAAATTATGAATGTGATTAATACTTGGGCAGACGAAAAACACTATGAGGGTTTGTGTGTGGGAAACACAGCATTCTTACAGCCTGCAATCAAAACTATCTTGTTTGATATGCAAACATTTAATGCAATTGAAACTGTTTGGGAGACTGTGTAATGGGTTTTTTTAGTAAAATTTTTAAGGCAATCACCAAGCCATTTGAAAAGATTTTTAAGGCTATTGTTAGTGCTATAACATCTCCTTTTGGAATGAATATTGATGTGCCTGATTATGATATAGGTACAGACCAAACGGCGGCCATACAGGGCGTTCTTGTTAATAAAGATTCTGCTGTGGTATCTATACCCATTGTATATGGCACCAGACGAGTGGGAGGAACTCGTGTGTTTGTATCTACCAATGGTACAGATAACAAATATCTTTATGTGGCAATGATCCTGTCAGAAGGACAAGTGAATGGTTACACATCGTTATTAATAGATGACAACACAGTGCCTTTGGATTCATATGCTCACGGCGTACAGTCCAATGCCTCTTCTGGCAGTAAGTACAG